GTTATTGCCTTTATGATTAACTGGAAATACAACGCTGAGTATACTGCTGATGATATTGAGTTTCAGATGTCCAGCGACTTCTCACCTATGGTTGGTGGCGAAGGCTCCATGCGCCTTGTTTCTGAATGGTATCAAACAGGCATTATTGGCCGTTCTACTTTCTTAAATATTGCAAAGTATAATGACTTCTTGCCAGCAGACTATGATGACGAGGCTGCTCTTGAGGAAATACAAACAGATCCTTTAACTAATCAACCCCCTGACGATCAGGTTGAGGTAATTGAATAATATCACTAACTACTCAATGGAGTACTAGATGAACATTAATGACAAAATTTATGATCGAATTGTTGATCATATGGCTGATGTTAGGCTTTATGAAGAAGGGGTTCAAATACAAAATCGTAGAATACTTCGAAGACATCAAAAAAATGTTAGAGACCTCTTGAGAGGTAATATTCGAGCAAATTTGAATAAAGAAGTAAGCCGTTTTGGTACTGAACTTTTAGCACATAAAACTAATACTCTTAAAGAATTTTCAACATCACAGTTGGATTTCCATACAGATAACCTTTATAAAGAAGTTAAAGACTTCTATAAAGTTTCAAAACCAAGAACAAAAGAGCTTCTTGCAGAAGTGACTGGCCCTACAATGAAGGGTACTAAAAGCGTTTCTCAAAACGTTAAAAATATTGCTGCAGGTGAGCTTGTAAGAATACAGTCTAAAGTTAAAGCTGGCCTTGCTAAGGGTCTAAGCCAAAACGACATAATCAAAGATGTCTTAAAGACAACTAAAATAACAGAATATCAAGCTCGTGCTTTAACACGTACTGCTATTACTTCTACTCAAACAGCCGCTTTAAGGCGGGTAGCAGAGGATAACAAAGATATTCTAAAAGGATTTATGTTTACAGCTATTTTAGATGCTAGAACTAGCCCTATTTGTTCTTACCACAATGGAAAACTCTACGATGTTGATGATAAGAGATTTGTACCTCCTTTACATTGGAATTGTCGTTCATCTTTAGTACCCGTATTAAAATCAAAAGAAGAGCTGCTAGATACAGCTAAAGTCAAAAAGAACGTCCTATCTAAGAAAAAAGAAGAGTCGCTCCCAGGAACAGCCCCTCGAGTTGAGGGGTTTGGGGTGTGGCTTAAAAGACAGTCCATGGATGTTCAAACTAAAATGTTAGGCTCTATCGATGCTGCCAATCTATTTAGACAGGGTAAATTAAAAGCAAATGAGTTTGTAACACCTAAAGGGAAAGTATTAAGTATACAAGCCTTAAGGAATAAGGCTGCACAATCTACTGCGGTTTATAAACCTCGTCAAAAGGTTAGAGAGCAAGATATTAGAATTGATGCTGTAAGGACAAGTAGTTTAATACGAAACCCTAAGAATAAAGATGATCTACGTCAGTTATTTCTTTTAGACTCTGATGATTACTCTAAAACCTTATCTTTAACAGATTATAAAGGCACTAGCCTTGTAGGTAAAACAGCTTCACGACGAAGGGTAGGAAATGAGTTTGATGAAAGAAACTTTAGTGCAGACCCTTTAACTGGTGAAATCAAAAATAATAATCTTTATGGCCCCGATTTTAATCTTTACCAAGAACGTCTTGACTTTATGCGTAACTCAAAACTTCTTAAGGCTGATGAAAAACAGTTTATAGAGTCTTTAGTTAATAGCCTAGATGATAAAATCTCAGTAAATCAACAAACAGTTATTGTTGAGAACTTAAGGGTTGTCTTAGAGCGTTTTTCTAAAAATAAACAACCTTGGGAAAACTTAGCTTCTGTTATTAGAGCTGAGAATAGATTTGCTGTACAGAACGTATCCCGACTATTAGACACTCGCTCTCGCAAGAGATCTGAACTGTTTGTTAGTTATTTGTCTAAAGATACTCCGCAAGTTAATATTCTTGGTAAATATTACACCTTTGCTGATCTCCAGAAGACACAATTATCTGATCAACGGTTTATTGATGCTTGGAGGCGTACACAAGGTAAAAAGCTAGCTAGAAAGATTTTTATAACAGGTCGTGCGCCTCTTAGGGTTTACTTCAGAAAGTTTGTTGATACTTATCCCACCAAAGAAAAGTTAACTAAAAACTTACTAAAGAAGAACCCCAAACTAAAGAAGGCTTATGACCTTTATAAAAAAGTTAACAATAGAGAGCCTTCTGACGCATGGTTTACACGGTTAGCAGCTAATAATCGTGAAACAGTTCGCCGAATACTTGATAGAGAATTTTTAGTTGCAAGTAAAAAACCTACCGACAATATCTTTGATGAAAAGGCAATTGATAGTCTTACTAAAATTTCTAAGTTAATTGCTTCAGGGCAATCTACCGACTATGATACTTTAGCAATTAATATTGGTAAATCTTTTTCCAAAGATTTTGAGAATATAATACCTTTTACAAAACATACTCTTAAAGATTTCCACAAGGAAGGATCTAAGATATTAGAGTTTTTCAAAGATCAAGGTCTTATTAAAGTTCAGTTTAGAGGTAAAACCCGTAGAGGTGTTTTAGACTTAGACACTGGTAGGGCATCTGGCGGGTGGCAAGATACAATCTCTAGAGAAGTTATTGTAGTTAATAAAAACCTTTTAAAGCTTCAAGAGGCAGAAAGAAAAGTTACCATTTCTAGGCGCTTGGGAATTACTTCAGCAAGAGATAGGCTTTATGTTAAAGCTAACAATAAGACTTATGTAGACGCAAGAGGTAATAACACAGGACTACCTCTGATTTCCCGTGATAAGTTTGCAGATTATGATCCAAAACAAATTGATCGTGAAATGGCTCAAATGCTAAACCACGTTATGGAGGTTGAGTATGGAGTTGATAACGAATTCTTTGGGTTCATGGATGATATCGCTAGATTTAGAGACCCAAGAGGTAACTCTAAATACTTTGACAGTATTAATGAGTTTCGTCATGAAATTCTAAATAGAGGGGAACAGGGCTATGGGCTAATGTCTACGGCCAAGTACCATGCACAAAGAGGTCAAAACTTTAGGACAACTGCTTTTATTGATTCTCGTGGTCGTGTATATCACAGAGGTTACTTAACACCCACAGGGGGTGAGCTTGTTAGACCCTTTTTAAACTCTGGCAAGTCTATCGCTATGAATGATGGTGCCTTTGATGAGCTACAAGTACAAATAGGCGCACTTATTGGACCTGGAACAGAAGCACTAACCCAAGCGGGTCGTAGAGCTATTTTTGCTCGTAATCAAGAAAAGATTATTGAGCTGGGCGAAATTATGATGTCTAAGACTCAAAGGGACAGAAGGCTACGTGAGTTTCTTCAACACCCTATTATTAGGGGTTTAGAGGGTGCAGAAGTCGCAAAGATGTCTCGTATGGCTCTTGAGTATGCTAGAATCAATCGGCATTTAAAGCAAGGTAGGCCGCTTAATTCTTATAGAACTAAACTAATGATAGAAAACGATGCATCTTCTAGTGGTGCTCAAATTATTGGTTTGTCTACAGGAGACAGGGCTGTTTCACAAGCATCTAATGTATTAGCTACAACTCAGAAGAATAGGCTTTATGACTTGGTTGCTATGGATACGGTTAACGATCCTGACTTTATAAAAATTGCTGGATTAAGAGATGCAGGTTTAACTTGGGAAGATTTAGCTAAAGCCGCTAAGGCTCAGAACATGGTTTCCTTTTATGGTGCTGGTTCTGCTACTAAAACCGCTAATGTTGCTAACAAACTCTCTAAAGTATTAGACGATAAGGGCTTTATTACTGTAACTAAAGCTAACTTGTCAGAACAACTTCGTATTATCGATGGTAAAATAAAGATTGCTAATCGAGAAGATGCAGTTAGTGTTGTTGCAGAATTAAATTCTTTTAGAGATGAGCTTGTTGAGTTAATCAATAAGAATGAGCCTGTTGGAAGAACACTACTAAAACAAGCAGCGGATATCCATCCAGATACTGCTGACTTTGTAAGAAAGCTTACTAGCTCTCGAAGAGGGATAATAGGCCCAAAAGAATTCTCAGAAGTCTCAAGGATTATGTCTAAGAACCTTGCGCAGAGAGCACCCGTAACCGATAACTTTATAAACTATTGGAAACAAGTTGCAACTGCTTATGTTCAAGACACCAAAAAGGTAGATATTCCTTGGGTTACTTTTGACGGTAAAGTTATGATGCAAAGGTATCGTCCAAAGATACAAGAGCGTGTAGACTTTAATGACTCAATTTCGGGTCGAAGAATTTCTAACATTTATGAATCAAGTGCAGAAGATGGAAAACTTTTAGGTAAAGGTTCTCTTAATGATGCACGAATTGGATTAGGTGTTAACGGAAATCACAGCAATGACGCTGCTATCGTACGGCGCTTCCATTTATGGGGGCGTAAAAATGGCGTCGATACTGCTACGATTCACGATGCTTTCTTTACTAACATATCGGAAGCAAATCGTGCTAAAACTGCTTTAAGGACCATCTATGCTGATGCTCTTGAAGGTGATACTATTAGGAAGACCTTGCGTGAAATGCGAAAAGAAGGTCTTTCAAGAAAATCTTACAATGAACTCTTAAATAAAGCAAGAGAGTTGGGTCTTATTGATCCTCCTAATAAGATTACTAGAAAAGACATATTAGCTCCAATCCGTGAAGGTGAGGACTGGTATGGAATTGGTCCATAGTTATTTGTAATAGCCTATGCGACTTTAATTAGAGTTTGTAACTCTTAACATAAAATATAACTCAAGCTGTGCTTGGAAGGAAAAAGAATGAGTGAAGAAAATAAAGTAGTTGAAGAAGTAACTGCAAACGAAGAGTCCAATGAGACTCAAGAACAAGAAACTGTTCATGAGGAAACTGTCGCTGATACTGATAGTGAGGTAGATCCGATTGAACGTGAAGTCCAAGAGAGACTTGCCAAAATGAAATCCAATATGGATCGCATGGCAAGTGAGCGAGACGAAGCTCTTAAAAAGGCAGTTGAGATTGAGCAAAAACAAAAGCAAGAACAAATCCAACGCCTAGAAGAAGAAGGTAAACTGCAAGAAGCTTTAGAAATGAAGCTAGCAGAGGCTCAGGCTAAGCTAAAAGTGTTCGAAGAAGAAAACGTAAAGCTTAACCGTGATAGCGTAGTTAATTCAGCGCTTGGAAGCCTAGAATTCCGAAATGAGCGCAGTCGTCAAATGGCCTATCGTGATATTGTTGAGCAACTCGTTCAGAATGATGATGGTCTTTGGGTTCATAAAACAGGAACTAATATTAAGGACTTTATTACAGCTTATTCTAAAAACGAAGATAATTCATTTCTGTTTCGTGTTAAGGCCAATACTGGTGCTGGCACTTCAAATAATTCTGGCATTCCATCAATGGAACAAAAGAAAACTATTGGTGAAATGACAACAGAGGAAGTTCTCGCCTTGGCCTCAAAAGGTCAATTAGGCAATTACTCTTATTAATATATAATAGTTACCACAAGGAAATAAATCATGGCTATTACAAATACAGACTTTCAAAATGTAGCTCTCGCAAT